CTATTTGGTGCCATTCGATGGACACTTTATGGACACTCCAACCAATGGATTGAACCGGATTGCGTCCTGTAAAAACTCTGGGGCAAAATGCGCATAGACCATCGTTTGTTGGATCGTGGCGTGTCCGAGGATACGTTGCAAGGTGATTATGTTCCCTCCATTCATCATGAAGTGCGTTGCGAACGTATGCCGCAACACATGGAGCGCCTGGCCGTTGGGAAGGTCGGGCTTAATGTCTTTGAGAACCGCGCGGGCGTTCATGTAGTTTGGGTAAAAAAGACGACCCGTTGCTTTAGTTTTCACGTCCGCTTCCAGATCAGAATCGATGGGAACCGCGCGGCGCTTGCCATTTTTCGTCTTCATAAAGATCACCTTTCCACCTATCACATGCTCCCCCTTCAGGTTGGCGACTTCATTCCAACGACCACCGGTTGCAAGGCATAGCATGACGGCCTTTAAGTCGTCCCCGTCCAGACACGATAGTAACAGCTCGACTTCGTCGGCTGACAGGAAAGCCATATCGGTTTGAGCCTCCTTGAAAGCTTTCACCTCATGGAACGGGTTTGGGTTCAGATATTCTTCGGCGTTGATCAGCTTGGTAAACATGCCGCTCATAATCGCACACTGCCGATTCACGCTTGACGGTTTCAGGTCGCGGTCAAGCATCATCACGCGATAGTCCATGATGGCTTTACGCGTCAGTTGGTCAGCTCGCGTTACGCCCATTTCCGCCAAATTGCCGATAATATTCGTCAACCTCTCCCGCTCCTTCTCGCCACGGCTATGGCTTTTTCCGTGGAATACCCACCAGCGACCTAGCAACTCCGTAAGTTTTCGCCGGTCAGCTGGTTTATCCAGCCATTCCTTGTTGTGATGGCTAACCAAGATATGGCGCTCAAAGATTTGCGCCTCGCCCTTGGTGTTGAACTTGCGCCGGATCCTTCTTCCCTCAGAACCACGGGGCCTTATGTCCACTTCATAACGACCATCATCGAGCTTCTTAATCGACATAAGACAGCCCTCCGACAAAATCATCGTCTTGATAACAAATCGTGAAAATGTATAGCTTGTAAAGCGTTAGCCAGTTTTCTTTTCGGAGTGGGACGATTTTGTTGATTCTTGCCCAATGTGTGCGAGGGCTGGCACAATTTGGCCAGCCTCTGTATTAACCTCATCAAATAAGAACCAGTCACGGTATTTGCGAAATCGCGGGTGCTTTAGAAACTTTTTTGCAGATTCAAGTGACATCTTTGCTTTCCCTGACTCATACCCATGATAAGTAACGTAATTAACACCGATCATGTCAGCCACCTCCTTAACTCGCAGCCTCTCAGATTCACGAATGAGCTTGAGTTTTTCACTCTGAATTATTGACATTTAATTAGAACCCTCTTATTTTTATCGTATATAGAAACTCCCCGCAGCATCTAACTAGTGCCAATTGGTGCTAGATGGATGCAGGGAACCACAGCGGAGAATATCAAATGCAAGATGTCACTAACACCGAAGAGATCGAGCTTAAAGCTGAAACCGCGTCCAATACTGGAGACGAGAAAGCTAAGGTCGAGCGTAAGCGCGCCGAGGTCAAGTTATCGGAAGATCCGTCCAACCTACTCTCAAAGGAAGGTTTTGCCATGTACGTGGGTAAGACGCCAATAGCGATCGCCTCAATGGCAAAAGCTGGGAAGATCCCAGCGTTTTACATGACCGATCCACTCAATCCAGGCGGCCACGCAGAATTGTGGGTTCACCGTGGAGAGTGGGATAAATATGCCGACCAGTTGGTCGAGAACGCACCGGGTGTTAGCCAGTTTTCTTTTCGGATTGGGACGATTTTGTTGATTCTTGCCCAATGTGTGCGAGGGCCGGCACCACTTGGCCAGCTTTAAGCTCGGTCTCATCAAACAAGAACCAGTCATGATACTTGCGAAATCTGGGATGCTTAAAAATCTTCACGATCGACTCTAAACTAGGGACATTCCTCCCTTGCTCATACTGGGTGAGTGATGCGATAGAAACACCTGTGATATCAGCCATTTGTTTTTGAGTCAGCATTTCTGACTTCCGCATGAGTTGAATTTTTCGACCTACGTTAGTTGACATGGTATGTGAACTCACCTACTTTATACATATTGTTTTAACTAGCTAAGCTGCTAGCTAGTTCCAGATGGTGCCAGTTAGAAGCACACCATATCGGAGATTATCAAATGCAAGATATGACTAACACCGAAGAGATCGAGCTTAAAGCTAAAACCGCGTCCGATACTGGAGACGAAAAAGCTAAGGTCGAGCATAAGCGCGCCGAGGTCAAGCTATCGGAATATCCGTCCAACCTACTCTCAAAAGAAGGTTTTGCCATGTACGTGGGTAAGACGCCAATAGCGATCGCCTCAATGGCAAAAGCTGGGAAGATCCCAGCGTTTTACATGACCGATCCACTTAATCCAGGCGGCCACGCAGAATTGTGGGTTCACCGTGGAGAGTGGGATAAATATGCCGACCAGTTGGTCGAGAACGCACCGGGTGTTAGCCAGTTTTCTTTTCGGATTGGGACGATTTTGTTGATTCTTGCCCAATGTGTGCGAGGGCCGGCACAATTTGGCCAGCCTCCGTATCGACCTCATCAAACATGAACCAATCCCGATATTTCCTAAACCGGGGATGCTTAAACAACTTAATCCCCGCCTCCAATGGCATTTTAGATTTGCCAGACTCATAGCCGTGATAGCTCGGATAATTAATCCCAACTAAATCAGCAATTTCTTTCGTTTTCATACGCTCTGAGTCTCGAATGAGCTTGAGTTTTTCTGATTGAATATTTGACATATTGTTTAATATCTCATATTTTATAAACTATATTAAACTCAACATCAGACCCAACCAAGGCTAAGTGGTGCTAGTTGGAGATGTCGAACCAAGTTGGAGAATATCAAATGCAAGATGTCACTAACACCGAAGAGATCGAGCTTAAAGCTGAAACCGCGTCCGATACTGGAGACGAGAAAGCTAAGATCGAGCGTAAGCGCGCCGAAGTCAAGCTATCGGAAGATCCGTCCAACCTACTCTCAAAGGAAGGTTTTGCCATGTACGTGGGTAAGACGCCAATAGCGATCGCCTCAATGGCAAAAGCTGGGAAGATCCCAGCGTTTTACATGACCGATCCACTCAATCCAGGCGGCCACGCAGAATTGTGGGTTCACCGTGGCGAGTGGGATAAATATGCCGACCAGTTGGTCGAGAACGCACCGGATGAATGGCACGGTTGGAAAGACCGCTTGCACCATTCCAAGCCGTCAAAACGACAAGCAGGAAGAGCCGCAGCATGACCATTAACCCAAGATTTAGCTTAGAACATGCAACAATTAGCCGATGCGCATAATGGAGTATTAAAATGAAAAAGCGCTATTCAAAGCACGGATCACATGCAGGTAGCATTCCTGGGCTGGTTCAGGTCGGCAAAAACGTTTATGTGCATACGGCTGGATTCACTATCCGTAGGTCGCCAAGAAATTTTATTAAGAGAGATAGTTATTTAATTAACAAATGGGACGATAAAGGCGGTGTCGATAATTATTATGGCCGTGATTTTACCATAGCTGAAGCAATGCGAACAATTGAAAGGCTGAAGGGTGTAAAAAGTTATGAAAATTGAAATGATTGTCGGCATTTTTATTTTTGCTGTGCTGATTGTTAATTTAATTCAGTTTCTAATCAGGCAGCGGTGTGAAAAAGTCAGACAGCAGAAATTAAAAGCGTTCTCTAAATTTAAAGCCCGCCGTGAAGAAGTAGAACGCAAGGCACGCAGGCAATCGTAACAGGTATGCGATATGAAAAGTAACGATCCATCACTTGCCAGTCTGCTTAAACAAGGCTGTCAGGTTACGCACTACCGCAATACTCGCGGCTGGATAGAATGCCCTGATGGGCGTTTCTTTAAGCCAGAGCCAAATAAGGTACGGTTCATTAAAGGTATGAGTAAGCCTTTTGTTTATACGAAGAAGATAAACAAAGGTTTATTTAATACCTTGGCAGGTTTTCTTAAAAAGCTACTGTAGTCATTAAGTAACAGAAAATCTTTTTCTACCTGCCGTCACTTCGTTAAGTGATGGCGCATTCAGTCACCAATAGCACGCGAGAAAGCAAACTTAAAATCACGGAGATAAAAATGAAAGAAGAATACGAAGCTAGAATTAATAAAGTACTTAAACTCTTCCATACAGATAACAAGTGCGGGACACGACCTGATGCTTACTCTCTTGATCTTTTAAAACATAGCCTCAACCATTTATGCTTTCTCGCAGCGTGTTCTGATGAAGTGGATGCTGAAACAATTAACGAAATTCAGGGGGTTATTGTACGCGTACATGAAGGTGATATACCCCGCCACTACAAGCAGTCTGATATTGGTCAGCATTCTTCAGCCGATAAAAATAAGACTCTGTGTATAAAAAACCCGGTAGCCATAAGCATTGAATTAACCCCAGAATTATGTAAAAGCCTCCGTAATGCTATCGGAGGCTGGAACAAGTGATTAACACTCCCAAGCGCCGCCAGTATGAGGGTATTTCTCATACGCGACATGATGAATCTTATTCGCCAGATCGCGAATAGTTTCCGATACCCCATTGTTATTAGCTGGTCTGGCATCTACGGATTCCAGGGCTTCAATGACGGAACTCAGGAGTTTAATAATTTTTTCATCTTCCAATTTTTTATTTCCTTTTGTTGGTGGGTAGTTATGCCGCTTGCTTCTTGCTGGAAGGCGGCATAACGAAATTACCACAAAACCATGCGCCGGACATGGCTAAAACCCGGCACTTATCCGAGGCATTGCTTGCGAGTAGTGCGCCTGATAAGTGGTAGTGATGGGGGATAGGATTATGAGTATCGGACAAGAAAAACCAGTATCCGGGCGTCAGATGTTCCTACAGCAGCGCGCGCGTTTGCAGTCGAGCATTTCAGTTTTCCGTACCAATGACACGGCGAGGCGTTTCAACCGTCTGGGCGAGACTCAGAAAAAAGCGATCATCCTGCTGGCAAACGAAGCCGCGCAGCGGTTTAAAGATCTGCCGTCGCTGACTCATTCCCATCTCACCATGCCTTTCGAACAGTTCAGCTCTCAGGACAAAGTGAGCCTGATGTTGGGCATTAAGCGCCTTGCCGAGCTGGCTTCGGCGATGCCGTGGGAGTTTCCCGAGCATGCTGCGCCGCGACTTGAAATTCAGGCGTTACGCGAACCACCACCACCCGCGCCGGATGGCGCAATCAATTAACCACTGAATGATTAACCAGTAGTCAGGCGCATCATCGCGCCGGGCTTCCTGCACCAAGGAGAAAGCAAGATGATTCGATCACTACTCAAATGGCCCGGTGGCAAAAGCCGCGTGATGCCTGAATTACTGCCGCATTTACCAAAGGCTGGTTGCCTCGTTGAGCCTTTTGTTGGCGGCGCTTCCGTGTTCCTCAATACCGATTATCGCCGCTATATCCTTGCGGATATCAACCCAGATCTGATCCGCCTTTATCGTGAGGTCAAAAGCAATCCAGAGCTGGTGATCGATCTTGCGCGACCGCTCTTTGCGACCGGCAATTCCAAAGAGGAATACTTACAAAACCGCCGCATTTTCAACGGCACAAAAGGCTTGCTTGATGTGGCCCGCGCTGCTCTGTTTCTCTACCTCAACCGCCACGGCTACAACGGTGTAGTGCGTTACAACCAGAGCAGTGGTTATAACGTGCCGTTTGGTCAGCACAAAAGCTCGCCTTACTTCCCGGAGGCGGAGATCCGCCAGTTTGCTGAGAAGGCTAACGACACCAAAGCTATTTTTCTGTGCAGCTCGTTTCAGAACACCCTCAAAGTGATGGTTGGAACGGATGAAGCCATCTATTGCGATCCGCCGTACCTGCCAGCCAGCGAAACCGCCAATTTCACCCAATACCACACCGAGCCATTCACAGAGAGCCATCACCGTCAGTTAGCGGCGGATCTGCTGGAAGTGAATCGCAATTATGGCGCGCAGGTTGTCATTTCCAACAGCGACACCGAAGCCACCCGCGCGATTTATCAGCCCTTCAAGATGCACGAAATCAGTGTGCAACGTTCCGTCAGTACCGACAAAGACAACCGCCAAAAGGCTAAAGAAGTGATCGGCGTGCTGCCTGTCTGCGATTGCTGCGGGCGTTACGGCGGTGATTGCCCTGATTGTGTCGCTGTGATGGGTGATGCGACTTACAACGCGATGGTTGCGGCGGGTGTTTTTGATGATCAAGGGGGTTTCTGATGGCGAGCTTAATTGAATTTTTAGAAACGGTTGGTTTGGAAAATGTGACCGTTCAACGGCTTCATCAGTGTATGGACGGCATATCCATGAATAAAAATGGTGAAGCCAAAGTTACATTTTTTACCCGTGAAATTTCCCCTGCTGACGTTATCGGAAAAATCAGCCGGACAGCATTCATTGTCTGGATGGACGCCGAAAAGTTTGATGCTGCACTTAAAAAGACAAAGGGAAAATGAGAATGGAACAGCTCACTAACCCCGCTTGGATAGCTGTAGATCCTTCATGCGAATCAATGGATTCGACGCTACATGCAGTGATCTATCGCATCAGTGATCGCTGGAAGCTTCATGATTTTTGGATTGTTAATATTTGAGGTTGATGATGAATTTTGACGAAGAGGTTAAACGCATCGATCGTCGGTGTTTTGCTGACAATATCGTAAATGTTGTTTCTATTTCTGGTGGCAAAGATTCCCTAGCACAATGGTTGTTAGCGTTAGAGGCCGGTTTAAAGCCGTTGGCAGTTATTGCTGATACTGGTCACGAACATACGCAAACTATGGAGTATCTCGACTACCTGGAGGGCAAGTTGGGGGCAATCCAGCGTGTGAAAGCTGACTTCACCCGACTGATTGAAGGTAAGCGGAAGTTCATTGCGGAAAAATGGCCGACAAAATTAGTTGCTGAATGTGGGCTATCTGCTGAGCAAGCCGCCGAAACTATTGCCCGCGCCTTGGACACGCTCAAACCAACTGGCAATCCATTCTTAGACCTGTGCATGTGGAAGGGGCGCTTTCCATCTACGCGCCGCCGATTCTGCACAACTGAATTAAAACATCTGCCCATCAAATTGCAGGTTGTGGATCCGTTAATTGCCGCGGGTAAGGAGGTTGTGAGCTGGCAAGGCGTACGCGCTCAAGAGTCACCAGCACGCGCTAAATTGGCTGAATGGGAGTGGGGGTTTGATATCGGGCCAAGGTTAAATATTTATCGCCCGTTGCTTAACTGGACGCATGACGATGTTTTTTCGATGGCTAAACGCCACGGCATAAAGCCCAATCCACTTTATCAGCAGGGGTGTGGGCGCGTTGGTTGTATGCCATGCATCAACGTCAATAAAGCCGAGTTAGCACAAATATTTACACGCTGGCCCGAAGAAATTGCGCGTGTCGCCAGTTGGGAGCGGTTGGTTGCTGCATGCTCACGTCGAGGTAATTCAACATTTTTCCCTTCTACCAATGACCCCCGTAAGTCAGAGCGGCGAATAGAATTTATTTCCGTTGAATCCCACGGAATTGAAACTTATCGCGATTGGGCACTAACAACGCGTGGTGGAAATCAGTTTGATTTGTTCGCTGGCATTGAAGAGCCATCAGTATGTAATAGCGTTTATGCCGGGGTCTGCGAGTGACTTTAGACGCTTGTGGACGCCAGGCCCCTTCTCCACCTCCACCGTATCCGGGTAGCACTGACAATGCTATCCCTTACGCTTATGGAGGGAACAAACCATACCAGCCGATTGGTGTTAATGTAGCGCCGGGGCTGGATGGTTTCGACTATCTCACGCCGGACGGCACCCGCAAGCATATTGATATCGCCAATCTGTACGAAGAGAACGAAAAGCCGGAGCGAAGCAAGCTGTTGCGCCGCCGCCTCGCTTCTCTTCCGCAGTATATCCGCCGCCACTTTGCCGCGAAGCTGGACGCGCTGGACGCGAAAGACCGCAAAGCGGCAGATCACTGGCTGATTAACACCTTTGAGCGCCATGTATTAACGCGTATTGATAGCGTGAATAGCGTTTACCAGCCTGATAGCGTGATGCCTGGCATCCTTCTGACAATCCGCGATCAGCTTTTCCGTATGCTCTGGGCAGGGAAGAAAGAGTTAAAAAGACTGGCTTATACGCTTGCCGATATCTTTACGAGCGAGTTTATACGCGAGTCCGATCACCAGCTTGCGCGCACTGGCGATCCTGAGTTCGCGGCGCTTTCTGGCTATGGACGTATTGCGTCGCTGGCGGTGCATCTGAAAACGCCGATCCCCAGTTGGACAGCGTATTGCAATGAAGAACTGGAAGCGGAGGACGCGTTACGCGCGGTTCTTCGTCTTGAGTCACCACAGTGGTGGTTAAACCGCCTGCGCCGTATCCATGCCCGTTGGCGTGAGCATTTGATGATTGCAACGGGATACGTACAGAAAAAATCCTCCCCATACAGTAGCGCCCCGTGCCTTACGGCATGGTTGGCCCAGAAAAAGGCTAACCGTGAATACCTTAAGGCTATGGAGCTGGAAGACCAGGACACGGGCGAGCGCATTTCACTGATCGATAAAGTCGCCGGTAGTGTTGCCAATCCGGCCAACCGTCGCCGCGAACTCATGACGAGAATGCGCGGATTTGAGGATCTGGCGAAGTTGGAAGGGCTGGCCGGTGACTTTTACACACTGACAGCGCCTTCCCGTTACCACTCCATGCAGCATAACGGGTGCCGCAATCATAAATACTGTGGCGCGTCACCGCGCGAAACGCAGCAATATCTTTGCATGGTCTGGGCGAGAACCCGTGCAGCGTGGAAGAGAAAAGGGATCCGCGTCTTTGGTTTCCGCGTGGTCGAACCGCACCACGATGCAACGCCACACTGGCATTTACTTCTTTTTATGCGCCCGGAATGCGTCGAGCAGGCGCGCGAAATCTTCCGTACCTATGCCCTGAAAGAAGATGGTAACGAACCGGGAGCGCAGGAAAACCGCTTTCAGGTTGTTCCGATCGACGATGCCCACGGCAGTGCAACCGGCTACATAGCGAAATACATTTCGAAGAATATCGACGGCTTCGCGCTGGATGGCGAGAAGGACGATGAGACCGGGGAAGACCTGAAAGAAATGTCACTCCGTGTTAGCGCGTGGGCGTCGCGCTGGTCTATTCGTCAGTTTCAGCAGATCGGCGGTGCGCCGGTCACGGTATACCGCGAACTTCGCCGCCTGGGCGATCGTGAACTGGTGTTACACCCTGAACTGGAAACCGCACGGCAGGCTGCTGATGCAGGAGAATGGGATAACTACGTGTTAGCCCAGGGAGGCCCGTTGGTTGAGCGCGATAATGTGCGTATCCGTCTGAACTATGAAACCACCGAAAACGGCAATGCCTACGGCGATGACGTCCAGAGAATTACCGGTATTTACTGCCCGATGACGGGCAGCGAATCGTTGATATTCACCCGCACCACTCAATACATAATTGTGCCAAAGCACCAGAGCGTTGACGGCGTGGTCATTGACGTTGGTTTTTCAGGCGGCAGCGCCGCCCCTTGGAGTTCTGTCAATAACTGTACGCGGGATCCCGCGGCAAGTGCTGACGGTGTTGAACATGCCGCCAGCGAAGCTACAGGACAGTCAGGAATGACTGTGCCAGCGGAGGGCGTGACGGTGAATTTTGATGCGCTTTCACGGCAGGAAAAGCGAGAACTGGCGCAGCGGCTTAGTGACGATGTGCGAAGTAAGCGTAAAAAACGGCCACCGGAACGGGAAGGGGGGGCCGGGCTATCCGTGAAAAAACAGCAGATCAGTGAACTGCTGGCGCTGCGTGGGATTGATGCCAGCGCCGGAATGGTCAGATCGATGATGGCCGGTGCGTCAGTAGCGTGCGGTGATCTTGTTATGACCGTGCAGGACGGGCGGCTGGTATCACGCAACCGCGCCGCGTCGGAAAAAATGCCGTCGCAGGTGATGGCGGCGAAGAAAAAGACAAACGACCTCGTGAGCAGGATGAAGGCTGCGTTTTCGGGGCGGAAGTAGGATGCCGATCGGCATGCTCGGCTTTGACAGTGTGATACCGGATTCCGGCAAATACAGCCATTTCCGGCAGTGTTGGCCGTACATCGAGAACCGTCATTTTTAACAGTGCTGCAGGTGGTTAAAAATGACGGTACCAGCTGAGGACGAAAGAGTATGAGCTATCTGGGAAGTAAGGCGGCGAGCGGGGTTTATCAGAAGATTATTGCTGAAATGCCCCCGCATGATACCTACATTGAAACGCACTTGGGCAGTGGCGCAGTAATGTTTCACAAGCCACTTGCAGCCAGGACGATTGGAATTGATGTGGATGAAAATGCTTTTAAAATAACTCGGGATCGCTGGTCAGCAAATGGGGGAAACTCCGCCTCGATTGCATCTATATCACGGTGATGCTGTAGGATTTCTGGAAAGAGAAGACTTTAATCAACATGGCCGAGTGCTGGTTTATTCCGATCCTCCCTATCTGCCAGAAACGCGCACCAGTCGCGCTCGCTACCGTCATGAATATACCGTAGTCGATCATGAACGCCTGTTAGCCTGCCTCATAAGCCTGCCAGAAAACGTCAGCGTGATTTTGTCTGGCTATCCGTCGCGGCTCTATGACGAAACGTTAGCGGGCTGGCGCAGTAAAGAATTTCAGGCCATGACGCGCGGCGGTGTGCGAACAGAAAAAATCTGGATGAGCTACCCGGAGGGGCGTGCGTATTCTCATGCATTTGCCGGGAAAGACTACAACGATCGGCACCGTATTAAGCGCAAAGTTGAGCGCTGGCGCGCGAAATATGCGGCACTTCCCGCATCTGAACGGTTGGCGATCATGGTGGCGCTCAACGAGGTTGATGCTGAGTAACAATTTTCACCGTTGTCTGTTGTACATTTATGTTGTACATTTTAGAAGTACATCAAAGGAGGTTATATGCGAACCTATACCACATCTCAGGCCCGGCAAAATATTGCCGAGGTAATGGAAGCAGCTACGGCTGGGGAGCCTGTAGAAATAACCCGCCGCGATGGCTCTGCTGCCGTGCTTATCAGCCGCGATGATTTTAATGCGTGGCAGGAAGCAAAGCTTGATGCAGAATTTGCCGAAATTATGGGGCGACACGGTCGTACCATTAAGGCGCTGGCCGACAGATGAAATGGATCAGCGCTCAGGAGTTGATAGCGTTTCACGATCGTCTGCTTGCAGCTTTGCCTGGCGTTCAGGGGATGCCAGAACCGGGAAGAGCAGAGGCGATCATTTATCGTGTTCAGAACCAGCTTTACTATGAAGGCGTTGAGGATATTCACGAACTCGCTGCGATGTATCTCGTCGCCATTTCGCGTGGTCATATCTTCAATGACGGCAATAAGCGAACCGCCTTTTTCGTTGCGATGGCTTTTTTAAAGCGCAATGGTATTGATATCCGTGATGAAGGTAATGAACTGGAAGAACTGACCGTATCCGCAGCGATGGGTTCATTAAGCAGCGGTGATGTTGCTGCTGTTTTGCGCCGACTATCCATCAATCCCCACTGACCTGAGAAGCTGCTTTTTAAGGGCGGTTTTTCTTCCCTCCGGGCCTTCTTTCTCTGTTGCACAATAGTGCACAAATTTGCACAATTTTTTTGATGTTGTTTATGCCCCTTCCGCCCTTTGGCGGTGCGGGCTGGCCCCGGATCGGCAAATGCACAAAAAACGAAGCGAATGTCGCGCGCAGGTGACGGGGGAACAGCCCACGCGGCGGAGGGTCAGGAGGGGGTGCCTTTAATTGCCATTCCTCGGCCTTTTCCGCCTTCTATGCGTGTTTTCATGCTTCTGGGTGTGAGCGGGGTCGATTGCAGTTTGCGTCTGCCAGAATGGCGCTCATGCGTTCTGAGTGAGGGGCGTTAAAGGTCGTGCTGAGTAGTGATCTGGTGGTGGCCTGTCATACGGGTATTGAAAATTACTGAAGAAGTGCCGCCGCAGGATGTGCGGCGGGTGAGTGGTGTTATTCGTCTTTGAGTAATGCGTAGGGATTAAAGCGGATCACTTCCTGACCGAGCCAGTCATTGACGCCCTTCATTGCTTCCATCACAGGCAACATTTCGTTGATGGCAAAGACGCGCGCGGCCTTCTCAACATCACCGAGCGCTCCGTTGCCTTCCGGCATTGCGCCCATCAGTTGCGGCGGGATGCGGTGAGCGTCGCGCAGATCGTTGCGCGTTGCTGATTTGATGTTAAGAAACTCATCCTTTGCCGATATCTGGCTGAACGGCAACAGTTGCACGCCGTCTTTGCCGCCGCCCGGCGCGTGGATCAGCACGTTTTTGAAGGAGCCTTTCCCTCTGGCCTGTGACAGCGTCTTTTGCACCACTTTTATGCTTTCCTGATCCACCTTCTCCGAACCGACATAGAGAATACATCCGGCGTGAGAGCCGTTGTCGTAATAGAGTTTGCGGAACTTATCGGCGGAATGTGACAGGCTGGCGGACAGCAGCGCGCCCATATATTCAGGCATACCGTAGATTTCCTGATGAATATCCGGGTTCATGATGTGGCAGACCTGTCCCGCTTTGAACTCGTATTCATCTTTCCACTGCCGGATAAACCAGTAGGTATTAAGATCACTCCCCCGCCGCGTGTTCAGTGCCGGAACATGCTGGAGTCTGAGCGGAGCGCCCAGGAGGTTAGAGCGACGTTCAAGATAGGCATTCCCGAAGACAAACCAGTCCAGTGCAAATGCAGAGAATGCCTGTCGTGAGAGTAACGGATGAGGGATATAGCACCCGGTCAGCACATTGCGTTTGAAGTAAAGCGCTGACTGATGCAGCGGGGATTGGGTGAATGCGCGGGTTAATCCTTTCCAGTCTATTGGCGTCTCAAAATACCGGCCGTTATCGACGCAGCACATGCTGTCCAGCAGATCATAACCGTCTGTTACCGAATATGGCCCGTCAAACGTAAAGGCGCTGAGCGCCGGATCGCTTCGGAGTGCGTCAGAAATATCAGCCTGTCCGGCACTGCCACTGCTGGCAGTGTGTTTGTTTTTGTAAGTGCGCTTCTTCATCAGAACTCCATAGCAAACCCGCCGCTGCCACTCTCCTGGCCCAGCGGTTCATTAATAATGGCGAGCATATTCGCCCAGGCTAAATCACCGTGGCTGACGCCGCGCGAGCGGTCAGTGTCATAGGTGATGAATCCGCCAGGCGTCTTTACTTTGCGAACAGAGTTAAAGGCGTTGATCAGTGCGCGCTCACTGCGGTCATATTCCCAGCGACCGGCGCGGATCAGCTGTAGCATTTTCAGCACCAGGGCGCGCTTTGACGTCATTGACATGGTGTAGGGCATCGCCATCGGGAAAAACTTTTTCACTATCTGGTAAACGGCCTCACCGTTACCGCCCGTCACGTCGATGCCGACATGCTGTACGTTATATTTGAAGGTAAAGTTTTCGATAACTTTCGCCTGCTCTTCAAACTCAAGGCCGCGCACCTGTTCCGTTTCCACCGTGCGGAATTTACCCCCTGGTACCAGTGGCGGCACCACAACGCAAATCGCGCCGCTGTCACCGTTGCCGCTGCTGCCGTTGGCGTCATAACCTATCCATACCGGGCGATTACCCATCGGCCTGGACGCGAAAGGTTTCCAGTCCGGCCATTCGTCGTAGCCATCTGCGCCGCAGCCAATCAGGGCGTTAAGGTTGAAGGCTGACTCGCCATCGCGAACGAACTCGCACATGTAAAGGTTGCGGAATTCATCCTCACTGTTTTCGTCCCGTATCTCTTCAAGGTCGGTGTACTCCCAGCCGTGTTCGATAACGTCTTTTAGCGTGACAATCTGACGCCAGGTTTTATCCGGGCATAACAGCCCGCTGTTCAGCGTTTTCCAGCCCACATCAAACGCTTTGCGCTGTGCCTTCGGGCGTTTCTCATTCCAGCGATCACCCGTCCAGAACGGATAAGCCTCGTGGGTCTCACCTGACGGCGTGGAAAAATAAGTACGCGTCAGCCCTTTTAGCGTCGCCATCGCCCCCGCAACCTTTCGCAGGTTGGTGAAGTTGCTGACCCAGAAGAATTCGTCAAACTTCAAGTTGCCCGTATATGACTGCGCCGTTGCAGCGGATGTGCCGAGGAAATGCAGCTCTGCGCCGTTACTGAGTACGATTTTGTCGCCGCCCTTCAGTTCAATATCCACTTCTTCCGCCACCTTCTGAATGAACCCTCTGAACTGGTGAGCCTGACGGCGAGATGCAGACAGAAATATCTGGTTGCGCTGGTACGGGTATTTCACATCATCACGCAGCGCATCCAGCAACGCCTCGCGTGCAAAGTACCAGGTTGCACCAATCTGGCGGGACTTCAGTATCATGCGGTTTCGGTGGTGACGTTGCTCATACCAGCCGCGTTGATGCCACGAAAGGGAATCAAGTATTTTCTCCCGCAGCGCGACGATCTGTTCTTCGGTGAAGTGGTTTTTCAGCTTGCGCTTGCGCGGTTTTATACCCGCGCCAGCCCCTGCCGGTTGTCCGTCAGACAGCTTTTTCAGTTGCCGGGTCAGCAGGTCAATTTCCTTGAAGTCTCCCCCGGTTTTGTCTTTCTTGTCCGTAAGCTGGATGAGGCGGGCATCCATAGACTGGCTGACGCGCTGGACGGGGGGCGTTTCATCCCATTCATCGCGTTTCTTCCAGGCGTAAATTGTGTTCTGATTGATTCCCATCAGGCGTGCGATCTCCGCTGGCGGGTAGCCCTGCCAGTAAAGTTGTTTTGCCCTCTGACGTACAAAAGCGTCCTGTATCATCTGCCCTCCACCGTTTATGGAGTGAAGATTACCCCGCGCGCGATCCCGCTATCGCCCCCTTTATTGTCTGGCCTTCCTCTGACAACAAAACCTCGTTGAGACAGCAAGTTACGCTCTGCCATCATGGCCGTACAGAAACCACTCAACAGGATTATCGACATGGCTAGCGCAGCTAAACCAGCCCGTAAGAAATTCCGCGTTGCCGTCTCTGGTGCCACCGTTGACGGGCGTGAAATTCGCCCTGAGCACCTTCGTGATGCAGCAGCAAACTACAGCCCGGACGTGTACGGCGCACGCGTCAACGTGGAGCACTATCTTTCGCCGTTCCCCGGTAGTGATTTCGGCGCAATGGGTGATGTGACAGCACTGAGTGCTGAAGATATCAGCGAAGGCCCGCTCGCCGGTCGCACAGCTCTTTACGCTGAAATCGAACCTTCTGAACGTATGAAGAAGCTGACGGAAGAAGGTAAGAAAATTTACTCCAGCATTGAGCTGCACCCGCAGTTTGCTCTTAACGGCAAGGCTTATGTGATGGGACTAGCGATGACCGATTCCCCGGCAAGCCTCGGCACTGAGCGCCTGAAGTTTGCCGCGCAGCAGCGTCAGCAGGTTATGTCATTCAACAATCAGCAGGGTGAAGCCCCGCTGTTCACCGATGCCATTGAGGCAGAAATTATCGAACTGGCAGAGCAGCGCAGCGATGAAGGTAATCAGTGGTTCGGGCGCGTCATGGGGATCATCGGCAAAGGCCGTAAATCTGACGGTGAACAGTTCAACCAGGTGCGTGACGCCGTGGAGAACGTCGCTCAGTCCCATGCCGATCTGCTGGACAGCTTTAACGACCTGAGTCGCGCCCGTGAGCAGGACAGCCAGGCAATCCAGAAGCTGACCTCCGACCTTGCCGCGCTGACCAGCAAGCTGGGAAGCACAGACGCCAATTTCAGCCAGCGGGAACCCGCGAGCGGTGGCGCTAACGCGCAACTGGCTGATTACTGATATTCACAAAGAGAGCAGAGAACATGGATAACAATACCCGCCAGCTATTTGATCAGTACATCGCCCGGCAGGCACAGCTCAACGGCGTATCAACCGCAGCTGTTGCTGCAAAATTTGCCGTAGATCCGACACGTCAGCAGCGACTTGAGCAGGCCGCACAGCAGGATGATTCTTTCCTGAGCAAAATTAACGTGTTTGGCGTCAACCAGCAGATCGGTCAGAAAGTCCTGATCGGCAGCAAAGGCCCGATGGCTGGCGTAAACAACAGCGTCACCAGTCGCCGCAACCCAGGCTCAAATCATTCCATGGAGCCGTTCGACTACATGTGCCGCAAGGTCAACTATGACTACGGCATCAGCTATGAACAGCTTGATGCGTGGGCGCACATGCCGGAGTTCCAGCCGCTGATCAGCAAGGCAATGGCCCGCCAGATGTCGCTTGACCGCATCATGATTGGCTTTAACGGCGTTAAGTACAGCGACCCATCTGACCGTGCCGCTAACCCGCTATTGCAGGACTGTGGTATTGGCTGGCTTGAAAAAATCCGCCAGGAAGCGCCGCACCGCGTCATTTCCAATGTGACGATCACTTCGCGCGATGAAGATAACAAGGTTGTAGCAAAAGGCACCTACGGCAACATTGGCGCTGCGTTGTACGACGCCAAAAACAGCCTGATGGATGAATGGCACAAGCGTAACCCGGATAACGTGGTGATCCTGGCGGGTGACCTGCTGACGAGCAGCAATTTCTCGGCCATCAACGCATTAAGCCAGACCAACCCAAATACCGAAATGCTGGCCGGTCAGTTGATTGTCGCGCAGGAGCGCGTAGGCAACATGCCGACCTTTATCGCGCCTTACTTCCCGGTGAAAGGCGTGCTGATCACGCCGTTCAAAAACCTGTCGGTGTACTACCAGCGTGGCGGTCTGCGTCGGACGATCAAAGAAGAGCCGGAATACAACCGCATCGCAACGTATCAGTCTTCAAACGATGACTTCGTCATTGAAGACTACGGCAATGTTGCGTTCATTGACGGCATTCAGTTCGCCCAGGCCGAACCGGCAGGCGAGTGACAGAAGCGGCGGGGCATTGCCCCGTCATGACGGGGAGAAGTGACGATGTTAACACCGGCACAACGACATTTTCAGAAGGTCATGGCAGAACGCCGGGGCCAGGCGGATGAAGAATCCGATATCCAGCGCACCGCGCATGAGCAAATTCTGCATCGCCTGCGTATGGACTTGTCCCGCCTCAGCGGCGTGCAGTCCGAAGAAACTAAAGCCGAAATGAAAAAATCCATGCTGCCTGAATACGAGGGATGGATTGAAGGCACGCTCGACGGCGACAGCGGGCGGCAGGATGAAGTCATTACCAGGCTGATGGTCTGGGCGATTGACTGTCGTGATTATGCGCTTGTGATGAGGCTGGGGCGCTATGTGGTACGCCACGGACTGACGTTGCCGGATAACTTCAACCGCACGGCAGCAACATTCCTCACCGAAGAAATGAGCAAACCACTGTTAACGCTCGCGGCCGCTGATGCTGACGCTGATTTATCGTCCAGTATCTCCGTGCTTGACGAAGTGGCGGAGATTGTCGCGGACAGTGATATGCCGGATGTGGTGCGCGCCAAGTTGTGCAAGGCCCGTGCGCTCTCCCGACGTGGTGCAACTGATATCACGACCAAAGCCGAAGCGCTGGCGCTGTTCCGTGAGGCGCTTACGCGCAACCCTAATGCCGGGGTGAAAAAAGAGATTGCCACGCTGGCCCGTGAAGTTAAGAAGCTTTCTGCGGATGGCGGTACGGGTGAAGGCGACGCGGCCAGCACCGACAAAACTGGCGGTACTGCCGAGCCTATTTCTGAACAGGCCACCACCGCCAGCGCAGCAGGTAAAGCGACGGCGCGTAAAACCACGACCAGGGCGGCAACAGGTAAAGCGACAAAGCGCAAACCTGCCAGCCAGAAAAAGAATTAACGACTTCGGCCCCGTCCGACAGGCGGCGCGGGTGGATATCTGCCCGTATACGGTCTTTTAACCACCCGCCCACCGCCTGATTTATGGGAGATATGTGCATGAGCAGCCTTGTGGCAAACAAGCGCGTGTTACCTGCCGACAGTGATACGCCTGATGTTAATGATGGTGATGCCACCGTCAGCGCCGGGGACTTTTGGCCGGTGATTAAGCTTGCCGATCTTCGTTTGGCCGCGCGTATCACTGGCGGTATCACCACGTCCAGGTTGATGCACGTCACCACTGAAGCGGTAGCCCATGTTACCGCTCAGTTGCTGGACTGGCGCACCGGCCAAGTAAAAGCAGGTTTTAACTCACTGGAAGATGTGCCCTCGGTTCTGCCGTCAGGTGAGACGGAAAAGCTGATGATCAACGGTGAAAACGTGAAGGTGTACCGCTTCCATCGTGCGGTTTATTCGATTGCCAGGGCGCTGGTACTCGAAGGTTATCGCGACGTTGACACTACGGCGAAAGGCGACAAAGACGCCGCCGCGCTTGACCTGCAAAGGGATGATCTCTGGCGGGATGCCCGCTGGAGTATCGCCGATATTCGCGACACACCACGACTCTATGCAGAGCTTTGCTGATGAAAGTGAAGGCATTGCAGGGGGATACCGTGGATTTGCTTTGCTGGCGTCACTACGGCACCACGCAGGGCGTTACCGAAAAAGTGTTATCTGCCAATCCCGGAGTGAGCCAGCAGGTTTTTCTTGATGCCGGTCAGGTGATTGAGCTGCCGGAAATCGCGCATAAAGCGATACAAGAGATGGTGCAGCTATGGGGTTAAGTTTTTTTCAGCGCCTGAATGACTGGCTGACATTCACTATGTCAGCAATGGTCACGAGTATCGGCGTAATGACACTGAGCGAAAAGATTGCGCTGGCAGGTCTTCTCGTCGGGATGGTTTTTGGTGCCCGTGGGTGGCTCTATCGCGCCCGCATCGAGCGGGGGCAAAAACGCCGCAACGAGCTGATTAATCAGATTCTGGAGCAGGCATCGCACAGGCAAATGAGTGAGTCAGAGCGCCGGGCGCTTGACCTTCTGCAACAGAATGAGCCGGAAGATGAAACAGCTTATTAAAAAGTGCTCCATTGCAGCCATTGTTGCGCTGGGTATCACGCTGAGTCCGGGCGCGTTACGCACAACGGCTGAAGGCCAGCAAAAGATTGCTGGCTGGGAAGACTGCCGGAACACACCGTATTACTGCACGGCTGGCGTGCTGACGGTCGGAATTGGTTCGACGGGGCGTGTTGAGAGGCGGGAGTACAGCGACAGCGAGACCGCCGGTCGCTGGATTAACGATATGCGGCACGCCGAAAACTGCATTAACCAGAATTTCGAAGGCGGGTATATGCCCCAGTCTGCCTTTGAGGCAATGGCGGACGCCGGTCTTAACGTGGGGTGCACTGGCCTGATGTGGTACACGGACAACCAGAAGCGAATACAGCGCACGACAATCTGGAAGAAGGCGCAGGCACATGAGTGGAAAGCGATGTGTAACCGGCTGACGGACTTTGTAAACAGTGGCGGTAAGCGCAGCCAGGGGCTGGTTAACCGGAGAACAGATTTTAAGGCGTGGTGCCTGCGTGACGTGGAAGCTGAGAAATGAAGATTACAGCCATTTTATGCGCGCTGCTGGCGCTGGCATCTGGTGGTCTGCTCTGGCAGACGCATCAACGCGGTAAAGACTCCGTTCGCAATGAAGCGCTTTCCCGCGAGGTGAAGAGTAATGGTGAGGTGCTGGGAGAGCTGCGGGCACTGACTGCTGACGCCCGCGAAGTCCTTGCACAATTGCGGACAACCGAACAGCAAAGAAACGCCCAGGGAGAAATGCGACGTGAAAACATGCGCGATGCCATCAAAGACGATACGTGTGCCAACACTGTTGTGCCTGCTTCTGTCAGTAACAGCCTGCAACACCGTACCGCAGCAGCCACAAATGAAAATCGTGCACGAACCGGTGCCGGAAAGCCTGACGGCAGCAACGCCAGCGCCGGAACTGACCGCTCCGGTAACGTGGGGCGCGATAGCTATCTGGAGTGATCGCCTGCGCGATGCGCTGGATACCTGCAATGCCGATAAGGCGGCGATAGCCGATCTCGATCTGCGCCGCCTGAAAAGACTGACTGACCACGCGAGGGCCTCACAATGACCTTATCCGACTACCTGAGCGCTCACCCCTACTGGACGCTTATTTATCTGCTGATCATTGCGGGCGCGATTGAACGTTTTGGGCGCTAAGAAGGTATCACCATGCTGAAAGCTGATTCACTACGCGAGACCCTGACCCGCGCTAACAAATGGTGCAGGGCCAATCCTGAAGCCTTCACCGTTTTTGTGGAAGAAGGGAACATCGAGACGACAGGCGAAACGCCGTCGTTTATGTACCGCTATACCCTGGTGTTGTTTGTGATGAACTTTGCCGGTGATATTGATGATTTTACGCTGCCGCTTATGGCCTGGCTCTGGCACAACCAGCCAGACTTGTTGTTAAACCCGGAGAAGAACCGGGGCATTAAATTCACGACCCTCATCAACAACGACGACACCGCCGATATTCTGTTCGAAATGCCAATACGTGAACGCGTCAGGGTCACTCTGGATGAAAACGGGATCCCCCGTGCTGAGCATTTGCCAGAACCTAAACCCCGCATCGTTTCTGACGGGGATGACTGGCGGGGCATCTTTGACGCTGTGACGTGGGAGGCTGACGCGCATGAGTAACGATCTCTTCCGTGAGCTGGATCAGGTCTTCAGCGACATACTGGCGGGCACCTCGCAGGCCGGACGTGTTCGCACGGCCTGCGCGATTGGTCAGGCACTGCGAAAGAGCCAGCAACAGCGCATCAAAGCGCAGCAAAACCCGAAAGGTTCGCCATATCCTGCCCGCCGTCGCCGGGTGCTGCGTTCTCAGCAGGGTATTGTATTTGTCTGGCAGGGTGAGATCCGTCGCCTCAAAAACTGGCACGGTGGCCGGGGCAAGTACGGGCGTACCCTTACCGGCTTTGACGAAGATCGCAATGATATCCGCACGTTTTACCGCAGTGATATTGAGCGCTATATCGAAATAAACACGCGTGCAGTGCGCCGAAACGCCACGAAAAAGACGCCGATGTTTCAGCGGTTACGCAGCTATCGCTTTCTCAAAATGCGCGCTGATGCAGGCGGCACATCCGTGGGTTATGACGGCGTGGCGGCACGCATTGCGCGTGTGCACCAGTACGGCCAGCGCGATCAGGTCGGGTCGGGTGCATTTGCTAAATATCCGGTGCGTGAGCTGCTGGGCTTTACCGCTGGCGATGAGCAGATGATTACGGAACAGGTGGTTAACAGCCTGGGGAGTGCCGCACGATGAGCGCTGAACTGATCCGCCTTCTGGAAAATATCCTTCGTGTCGGCGTCGTTATCGCCGTTGATGAAGAGAGCTGGCGCGTGCGTGTGCAAAGCGGCGAACTTCAGACCGACTGGCTGCGCTGGAACACCACGCGCGCCGGGGCATTCAGTATCTGGGTACCGCCTTCAGTGGGTGAACAGGTCTGGCTGGGCTGTATTGGCGGCAATCCTGAAACGGCGGTCATTATCGGCAGTATCTACAGCAACGATCACCCTGCGCCAGGCAGCAGCCTGAAAGAGATTGTGCTGACAGCGCCAGACGGTGCCTCTTTCCGCTATGACGCAGAAGCCAGCGCGCTGGAAGCGCAGGGCATGAAGACCGCACATATCAAAGCCTCTGCCAGCGTCAAGCTTGAAACGCCGGTGGTTGAATGCACCGATCATCTGAAAGTGAGGACGTTTGAACTGACGGAAGGCGGCACGATGAAGGGTGATGTAACTCATTCTGGCGGATCGCTTTCGTCTAACGGCAAGGTGCTGCACACGCATAAACACCCTGGCGACAGCGGCGGCACTACAGGGGCACCGCTATGACTGTTCGTTATACCGGCATGAATCCGGACGGCACGGGCCAGCTTACCGATACCGATCAGCTGTGGAATTCAGTACGCGACATACTGACCACGCCGCTGGCAAGCCGGGTGATGAGACGGGATTACGGCAGCATGATCCCCGATCTGCTGGATGAACCACAGAACGAAGTGGCGCGCCTGCAATGTATGAGTGCAGCAGTGATCGCCCTGACGATGTGGGAACCGCGTGTTGCCCTGAACGGCATCAATATCAGTTATTCAAAGGATGGCGCTGTCACCGCTGAACTGGTCGGCATTATCACCGAAACCATGCAGACGGCAGGCACTGCGCTGACGCTCAGGAGTGGCAGCAATGGCAACCGTTGATTTATCGCAGCTACCGCAACCGCAAATTATCGAAGTCCTGGACTTTGAAGTCATTCTTAGCGAGGTCAAAGCCGTGATGCTGGTGGCATTTCCGCAGGAGCAGCAGGCATCTGTTGCCGCCGCGCTGGAACTGGAATCCGAACCGCTGAATGTGATCGCCCAGGTGGTTGCCTACCGTGAAATGATGCTCAGGCAGCGTATTAATGACGGCGCGGCAGCGTGCATGTTGAGCCATGCCGTATCGTCCGATCTTGATAATCTCGCGGGCAACCTGAACACCGAACGTCTGATCATCACCCCGGAGACGGCAACCACTGACGCGGTAACGGAAAGCGATACCGCACTGCGTTTGCGCGCGCAGGCTGCATTTGAAGGGCTTAGCGTGGCGGGGCCAACTGGCGCATATGAATATTTTGCCAAAAGTGCCAGCGGCAAAGTGGCGGACGCCAAAGCAATAAGTCCGTCGCCTGCCGTGGTGGTGGTTTCGGTTTTGTCCACTGAAGGCGACGGTACCGCCAGTGCGCAACTGCTGGCGACGGTGGATAAGGCGCTGTCTGCTGACGACAAACGCCCCGTTGCCGATCGTCTGACCGTTCAGGCAGCGGAGATCGTGAATTATCAGATCAATGCGCTGCTGTATTTCTACCCTGGCCCGGAGTCTGAACCCATCCATACCGCCGCGCAGGACGCGCTTCAGTGCTGGCTTAATCAGCAGGGCAAGATTGGCCGTGACGTTGCCCGCTCAGCCATTATGGCGGCGCTGCATGTTCAGGGCGTGCAGAGGGTGGAGCTGCTGGAGCCTGCCAGCGATATTGTGATCGCCGATACGCAGGCGGCGCGGTGTGAGTCCTTCACGATAGAGACCGGGGGCACCGATGAATAACAACATGCTGCCGCCTTCGGCCAGCGGTTTCATGCGAAGTACTGAGAAGGTGACGGAACGGCTTACCGATATTCCTGTTGACCTGCGCAAGCTGTGGAACCCGGACGAATGCCCGGCTGATCTTCTGCCTTATCTTGCCTGGGCGTCGTCAGTTGACCGCTGGGATAAGAACTGGTCGGAACAGACCAAACGGCAGGTAATCAAAGCCTCCTGGCTGGTTCACCGTCAGAAGGGCACTATTTCCGCTTTGAAGTGTGTCGTTGAACCGTTCGGCTTTCTGCTGCGCGTGATCGAATGGTGGCAGAGCGACGAAGAGCCGGGAACCTTTAAGCTTGAAATCGGTATTCAGGAACAGGGTATTACGGAGGAAACCTATCTTGAGCTTGAGCGCCTTATTGACGATGCGAAGCCGAGAAGCCGCCATCTTACTGGCCTGTCTCTTTCGCTTCAGTCCCAGGGATATATCGAAGCCGGGGTGGGATGTTATATCGGCGATACGTTGACCGTTTATCCCTATTTTCCTGAAACCATATCCGTGGGCGGAAGTGACTACACCGGCGCGGCAGTCCATTTATTTGATACCGTGGAGATCGCAAGTGGCGACTAAATATTATGCCCTGTTAACCAATATCGGGGCGGCAAAACTGGCTAATGCCACGGCATTGGGTGCAAAGGTAGAAATCACCCATATGGCTGTGGGTGATGGTAACGGTGTGCTGCCGACACCGAACCCGGCGCAGATCGCACTGACGCATGAGGTACACCGTGCTCAGCTCAACATGCTGACCATCGACCCGGTAAACACCAACCAGATTATTGCTGAACAGGTGATACCGGAAGATGTGGGCGGATGGTGGATCCGTGAGATCGGATTGTTTGATAAAGACGGCGATATGATTGCGGTTGCCAACTGTGCAGAGACTTATAAACCGCAGTTGCAGGAAGGTAGCGGTCGCGTACAGGTCATTCGCGTGATCCTGATTGTGAGCAGTACCGAAGCGGTAACGCTGAGAATCGATCCGTCAGTGGTGCTGGCGACGCGTAAATATGTTGATGATGCCGTGATTGAGGTGAAGGCATACGCAGACAGCGTAATGAAAAAGCATACCGATGCTGGTAATCCGCACAGCCAGTACCTTCAAATCGAAAATGCCTTGTCTGAAATTAATGACGCTGGTCTGATTGTTGACGTTCTCAAAAACCTTGGTTTAACAGAAAAGTTTTCCGGGCGTTTTATTGGTCAGCAGATTTTCACCACCCCGGGGGCGATCAACTACAAACCTACGCCCGGGACGAAACGTATCAAAATTATCCTGACAGGCGGCGGGGGCAGAGGCTACGGCTATCTCGGATGGGGCAGCGGCTTAACAAGCCGTGGCGCAGGCGGCGGCGCGGGCGGCACGGTTATAGCCTGGCTGAATGTGGACGAAACTAAAACTTACCCCGGCGTGGTAGGTCGTGGCAGCGATGAAACCCTGTCCGCAACGAGCAGCACATTCAATGGCCTGCTGACGGCGGGCAACGGCGTGAATACTTCGTCGGGTGATGCGGGCGGCGCGGGCGGAACAGCTATCGGTGGAGATTTGAATATTCAGGGCGGTGACGGCAGCGATGCGCCAGGCCTTATCTCGACGAGCGCAAACCCTTATCGGGGCGGTTCTGGTGATGGCGGTGTAAGTTACTGGGGTGGCGGCAAGCGAAGCGGGGACGATAATTTATCCGGTAAAGGAAAAACCTTTGGGGCTGGAGGTGGCGGTAATACCCGAACCGATCCCTTTATTGGCAACTACGGTTCGGACGGCGTTATTTTTATTGAGGAATTCAGCTGATGAAAACGTATGCCCGTATTGAAGATCAGCGCGTTGCTGAAATAGTCTCACTGAATGTGAAGCCTGAAAAACTTTACCACCCGTCGCTGGTATGGGTGGATATCACCGCGCTGCCCGAACAGCCCGATATAAATTATCGCTACAGTGACGGCGTCTTTACTGCCCCGGTAACAGATGCTGAAAATGCGGCGCTGATTGCCAGCAGCAGGCTGGCAGCCGAAATGGATGGGGCAAACCGGGTTATCGCGCCGCTGCAGGATGCGGTTGATACCGTTATGGCGACGGAAGAAGAAACTGCCCGCCTGACTGAATGGAAAAAGTACCGCGTGTTGCTGAGCCGTATTGACGTGTCAGCTGCGCCGGATATCACCTGGCCGGATAAGCCAAAGTAAGTCTGCATTCCGGCACGCACCGCCAGTTTTAACCGTGCTGGCCATACGTATCGAGTACAGTCATTTTTAACGGTGCTGCAGCACTGTCAGTTATGGCGGTGTGTTCAGGAAGATGAAGCGGGCAAATGCCCGCTTTAGTTTTATGTGGATGCCGTCAGAACAGGCCAGACAGCGTACTACTGGCAGAGTTGTAGGCGGACGTGGCTTTATCCTTCAGCCCTGAAAGCAAATCACCAACGGACGAGGCTTGCAGGCGCTCGCGCAGGTCTTCATCACAGCGCTGGAAGCTGATCGAAAACTCTATTTTTTTTGCCTTCCCGTAACGGTCAAACTCTGTATGTGTGGCCTGTAGCCCGGTCAGCACATACATCCCGTAAATCTGCCCCGCACCACTGATTAAAGGCCAGGGACGCCCGGTGTATGCCTGCGTAGCAAGAACGGTGAGAGACACATCTCCACCCGTAATTTCAGGGTAAAGCACCCCGTCCAGGTTGATCTGCGTTTCTCCTGCACCGATGTACTGCCACTTTGCCGATCGGTTGATGCGGTCATTCTTCACATGCCGCCAGTTCAGTGAGTGTCGAAGCTGCTGGTAAGGCAGCGTCTTCAGTTCAAAAACGAACATCCCGTATACCATCATCATAATGTTGTCCTCCCTTAATCTCTGTCTTTGAAGGTGCCACGGCTGAGCCGTTCACGGCGGGCCAGTTCAGCGTTTACCGCGTCAGCGGCAATCCGGCCAATTTCGCGCGCGTCCTGCCGGTCAACGCCGTGCAGGTGAACATGGATTTCTCCCGTAAAACCGCCAGTGGCAACCGGTATATTGCTGGCGCTGCGGCTGACTGGCGGAAGTTCCGCTTGCCTGACGGGAAGCGATGCTGCCACTACTGCGGGGCGTGCACTCAACCGGCCTGCCGTAGTGGTGCTGGCAAGCTGCGACTCCTTCCATTCCCCACGAACGGCCAGCGCGCGCGGCAGGTTTTTAAACACGATATCGCCGGGGCCGATCTTCTTCGTGTTATCGGCTGTTGCTTTGGTGTTGCTGTCGATATTCTGCAACCGGCGCATCGTGCCGTTATCGCCGGTCAGCGGTGATGTGGGTTGTGGTGATCCGGGTGCCGGGGTTTTTACCTCAACTTTTTTGGGTACGATTTTAGCGAGATCCCCCTGAAGAAGGGCCACTTTGTCCTGAAGAACGGCCATGCGCTGCGCGTCTTCGATCTTCTTCCTGGCTTTTTCGGCCTCATCAGGCAGAACGCCGAGCTTTTCCAGGATCCAGGCTAATGTATCCAGCAGCATTTTAGCGGGTGCCAGGACAAGCTGGAGCGCACCGCCCAGAACGTTGCCGAACACCTCACCGGCGCTGGCGCATTTGTCCAGCGTTTCCTTGCTGGACTCCATCGGGGAAAGCAGAGATTTGAACCAGTTAAAGACCTGGCTGATACCGTTGCTCATTGCATCAAAGATGGGGCTGAACTGCGCGAAGGTCTCGCGTAATGGTGCGAGTCTTTCCATGATGCCGATGAATACGCCAGCAAAAAACGCCTTAAGAGGCTCCCAATACCGCCAGATAAGCACGCCGGCCGCAACAAATGCCGCCACTATCAGGCCAATCGGACTAAACAGCAGTGACAGCGCTGTACCCAGCACAGATACCGCAGCAGTGATCATGCTCCATAGGGCCGGTAAACCTGTAAGGCGAAGGGCGAGCATTCCGAGGTTTTTAGTCAGTGCTCCCAGCGCGGCACCAGGTGCAAGAAATACCCCCATAAGTACGCCACGCATAGCGGGTATGATGGTTGAAATTCCCCGCATTTTCCCTGCTAACGAGCCGAGAACTGGCACCCATCCGCGCACGCTTGCCATTGCCGGGCCGGAAGCCGTGCCGAGTGTTCGCAGCGCGGCAATCGTTCCGGTTATGCCTCTGCCCCCTGTCAGCAGGGTAAAACCTAACTGGAGTTTAGCCAGCGGCCCCATCAGCAGGCCGATCGCCAGCGATGTGCCGCCAATGGCGGCGGTCAGTACCAGAACGCTACCGCCGACAACCAGCAGGGATTGGGCGAGCTTCGGATTCTCTTTCGCCCACTGCGTCATATTCCCCACAACGTCACTCAGTCCATGAGTCAGGCCGCGAAGCTGATTGTTGACGAGATCGTTAATCTGAATGCGGAAGCCTTCCCAGGCGCTGTCCAGATTTTTGAGATCGCCATCAAGGTTATCCGCCATTATTTTGGCGGCTTTCTGTGCCTCACCTTTGGCGTTTTTCAGTTCACCCAGCAGCTTCTGAAGTTCGCCGCTCCCTGCCGACATAACCAGAGCCTGGAATGACTTTGACGCTTCTTCACCGGCAATATCCTTGAAGAATGAGAGCTTATCGGTATCCCCGTACTTGCTGATCTTTTTATAGAGATCGGTTAGAACCACTTCAGCAGGGCGCATTTTCCCCGTTGCGTCAGCGACTTCTACGCCCAATTCTTTAAGCGCGGTTTTTGCCCTGCCGGTTGGCGCGGCAAGGCGTGAAAATGTGGCCTGCAAACCTGTACCGGCGATACTCCCGCGCAGGCCTACGTTCGCCATTACGCCGATCATGGCTGTTGTCTGTTCAACACTGACGCCAAGATTGGAAAGACCTGTCCCGGCGTACTTCATTGCCTCACCGATATTTTGCAGATCGGTGTTGGTACGGGTGAACGCGCCAGTTAATACGTCGCTGACGCGATCCATTTCTTTGGGATCGAGGCGGAACTGAGACAGGATGTTTGAGCTAATATCGGCGCTTTCACCTAAATCCATACCACCGGCCAGCGCCATATTGAGTACGCCGGGCAATGCTGCCTGAATAGCCTGCGGCGTGAAACCGGCCATAGCGAGAAACGCCTGCCCGCTTGCTGCGTCAGTTGTGGTGAACTGCGTTTCAGCACCCAGCTTTTTGGCCTGGTCACGTAGTGCAGAGAAGTCGGCAGACTTTTTATCTATGCGGGTCAGCGCCTGCACGCGGGACATTTCCCGGTCAAAATTTACGGCAGGAGATAAAAAACGACCGGCAACATAGCCGCCAGCGGTAGCGCCAGCCAGCGCCATCGTACCCCCTCCGCGCAACTTGCCAGCTGTTTGCTGCATTCGGTCATAGCGCGCCCGTGCCTGCGTGACAGCGGCCAGTTGTCGCCGTTCACGTTCAAGCATCAGGTTGTACTGTTCAGTGCGCCGTATCGCACTTTGAATCGTCCTGTCACTGCCCACAAGTGAAACACCATGGCTGCGCAGAGCCTGGGAGGCAGCGCGTAGCTTGACCATTTCCTGAGTGCGTGCAGAGTTAAGACGTTCCAGCTTTGCAGCCAGCGCGGCCATATGTTCCCGTTGCTTGTCGGTGAGCTGCGTGCCTTCCCGCTGTGCTTTGTTCAGCCCTTCATAGGCCCGGCTGGCATCATCAATTTTACGGGAGGTCTTTTGCACGCTGTCACGCAGACGGTTGAACGTGCGGGACTGGCTGTCCAGATCTTTAATGCTGGACTGCGTTTTTTTGAGGGATTCAGACAAACCGCCCGCACTCTGGCGGGCGGCATTGACCGGACGGGTAAGCTTATCGATCGCACTGAATGCGACGCGGATATTAAGGCTTTTCACTGTCACTGGCTCCACTTCGGACAGCCGCCCGCTCACGCCAGGCTATGACTTCGCCCAGCTCCATCGTGAAGACTTCAGAGGGCGGCCAGTTAAAAACAACGGCGATATCTGCAACCAGATCGTCGATCAGGTCAAACCGCAGGAGTGTTACTGATTCTCCGTCTCCGCCTCGTTCGACGCTCCAGACCCCGCAGGCGTCAAAAAAGGGACAAGCGCTTCAGACAGGCTGACAAAATCGCGGGTATCCATTTCGTTGATTTCGGTCTGCTTGAGGCGTGGTGACGTGACGCGGGTCAGCAGTACCGCCACCGAATCCACATCCATATTCATCACGTTGACCAGCTTCAGCCCACGCAGTGAGCCAGCCTGTTTGATCTCATCCGTGATCGTTACCTGAGTAATTTTCTCATCGCCGCGAACAACGGGTTTTGCCAGCGTAATGGCGTTATCATTTTTTTTGCTCATTGTTGAATGCTCCGGGCGGCACGGGTGTGCCGCCACTATCAGGTTAATCAGTTACCCATTCCCAGCGCAGACGTGATGCGGTCAGGGTAGATATTTTTGCCGTCTTTCTTGTAGATGAAGTTCAGCAGATCAAACTCAAACAACGGCTTGTCATCAATGGTGAGCTTGTAATAGGTGTTCTTCATCGTGTAGCTGACGGAGGTGTCTTCTCCCTGCTTGCTTTCGCCGCCGTCCATTTCGGTGATGCGGCCGCGCAGCTCGACCTCAACCAGCAGGCTTTCGCCATCGGTGTAATACTCACCGGCGAAGCGGAAGCGGGTCTCGTCGATATCGCCGCAGTAGTTCAGCAGAAGCGATTGAACCAGCCCGCCAACCACCATCGTGGTATCCAGTGCGCCACTGTCCAGACCGAGATCTACCGCAGCGGAGCCAATCATCCCGCCGCCCTGAAAGTCTTCCGTCTTGCGCGTCAGCTTTGGCAGCGTCACGGAAGAGACTTTGCCAATGCAGTTGCTGCCGTTCACAAAGCAGGTGAACAGGCGCAGTTTATGAGGGACAGCCATTTATGCACCTCCCAGCGAAGAGAACGCAGGTTCAAAGTATTCATCAGTGAAGGTCTGGTACATCGTCAGATCTTCCATCGGTGGGATCGACGTGTATTTGTAGCGAATGCGCACCTGGCCCTGACGAAGGCCGGTTGTCGGGTTGTCGATGATATCGAACCAGCTTTCACCACCAATTAACCGCCCCTGCGTGACAAGCGAGCTGAGCTTGCCGTTGATACCACTCACAATGTCTTTGGCGTTGGTCGGGGTCAGCGGTGCATCAACAGCTTCGAATTGCGCTTCTGCAATACTGTCAGCCAGAATCTGCGCGGTACGGGTGAACACTTCAAAGATATAGTCTTTAGTGTCCGTGGTACGGTTGCCCCAGAACCGGAAGCCATTACGCTTAATAAGCGTTGTGACCTCCTTGTTGTTCAGTTCGTTGGCGTCGCTGTCTTCGGCCTGAAGTGACCAGAAAACATCACGCGAAATCCCCAGCACGTTATTAACTGCCACGTTTGAAAGTGACTTATGCCAGCCCTGATTGTTGTCAATCAGCGAGCGCAAGCCGCACGCATAAGCCGGGGCCGGGAACGCTTCATTTTTCCCGGACACCGGGTTGTAAGCGATAAAGTCAGGCCAGATAAGCATAAGTTCGCGATAGGCGAAGTTCGCACGATAGGCAATAGCTTCAGCCATCGTTTTGCACTCATGGCACCCGGCATAAACGAACGCCCGCAGGTTCTGCGCAATGCCACACAGAGCGGATGTCACTTCTTCCGTATCGTAGTGCGGCACGGCCAGAATGCGCGGGCGATAGCCAACCTTCTGTTCAGCCGTCAGGAAAGCGTACATGCCGGTATAGCTGCCGTCTTCTGCCGTGCCACCCATGATGAGCTGAGATTGCGTTTTACCGCCTTCCTCTTCCGTAGCCGCTGCCACGCGCACAACGATCACTTTCGGGCTGGTTTGGTCAGCGATGGCTTTAAGCGTTTTGTACAGGGAGCCGGTTTTACCCGCCTTACCCAGCATGTTGTTAACCCGTGTCACTAACACGGGGGTATTCAGGGGAAAGGCTTCCGCATCGGCATCATCCGCCACGGCGACAATCCCAATGACACTGGATTCAATGTCATTGATAGCCACCACAAGGTCGGTATTCTCCCGGATGCGGGCACCATGAAAGCGAGATCCCGCCATAGTTTCCACCATTACGTTATTGAGTTCGCAGTGATAATCCCCCATGTTTGACCACCACTCACGCTATTGCGGGTCTGGCCGGACAGCGACAACTAAAATCGGTTTGGTCTCTACCGCGCGCGTGGGATCCTTCGCCGGAAGAAGGGGGAAACATGGCACTTACAGACCTGACCAAACCACTTAACGACGCCGTAAGCAGTTATAACGATTCACTTACCGAGGCGGTGAAAAGTCCGGGATTCAGCATTACGATGGGCGGCAAGGTACTGACGCAGCTTGATGATCGGATCATGTCGTTGTCACTGACGGACAACAGGGGCTTTGATGCTGATCAGTTGTCAATATCCATTGATGATACTGATGGCAGGGTTGCACTGCCGCCGCGCGGCGCTGAGCTTGCCGTATCATTTGGCTGGCTGGGTGAGCCGCTGATTTATAAGGGGTTGTATACGGTTGATGAGGTATCCCACGAAGGCCCGGCAGATACCATTGGCATTACTGCCCGCAGTGCTGATTTTCGTGAAGAGTTCAACGTAAAGCGCGAAGTCTCATGGCATGACGTGACCGTTGAGCGCGTCGTGTCGGCCATTGCACATCGCTACGGACTGAAAGCGCAGATCAGTGAAATGCTCATGGATATTGAGATTGACCACGCCGACCAGACGCAGGAAAGCGATATGTCTTTCCTGACCCGCATGGCGGACATGCTGGGTGCAATTGCCACCGTCAAGAACGGTAGTCTGCTGTTTATCCTGCCGGGTGGCGGTGTGACCGCTGACGGTAGGGCGCTCCCCTCTGCCAGTATTGACCGCACAAGTGGCGACCGGCACCGCTTCCGTATCGCCGATCGGGATGCGTATACCGGCGTTCGGGCTTACTGGCTAGATCTGAATTTTGGCAAAAAGAAAAAGGTCAGCGTTAAGCGCCGCAAGCCTGCAAAGCCCAAAAAAGAGAAGAGCAGCTGCCGTGAGGGCGATTACATGGAGGGCGCGGACGGTAACGTCTATGTGCTGCGCAAAACTTACCAGAATGAAGAGGCGGCGAAACGTGCGGCAGCGGCAAAGTGGCAACAGCTTCAGCGTGGCGCAGCAGAGTTTTCGATCACCTTGGCGCGTGGCCGCGCTGAGCTTTATCCAGAAATGCACGTTACGGTTAGCGGTTTTAAGGATGAAATAGATAATCAGGACTGGATCATTGCGCGTGCTGAACACGTCATAGACGACAGCGGTTTTACCACCCGGCTGGAGCTGGAAGCAAAAATACCTGACTGGATAGCGGAAACTGAATAAAATGAAATGGAGTTCAACTCCCACAGGGGAGCCATCATTATGTTCAGATGTCCTTTTTGCGGGGCAATGGCCCGCACCCGTACCAGCCGTAAAATTACCGATATGACAATCCGGCAATATCACCAGTGCCAGAATCTGGAGTGTAGCCGGTCATTCACCACGCTAAATAGCGTGGAAAGGGAAGTAACAAAGCGTGCAGGCACAGCCCCGTTACCGCCCGATTTCATTCCTCGCGATGCCTTCCCAGCGTCCCACTATGGCAGAGACCAGCTTAATTTAGCTCTCTGA